GCTATGCAGTACTCGGCGGCAGTATTGTGGGTCATTGCCGCACTACTATGGATCCGCAATCAGGTCCGTATAAAAAGAGCTATCACAGAACTGAATCGTGAGGTCTCAAAGCTAAAGGAGTCTGACAATGACCAGCCAGGAAAAGTGCTTTCCGCGGAAGCTACAGTCAATGAGGGAGCGGCGTCATCTCTCACGGCAGAGGCTGGCAGATCTGTGCGGTATAAGTCAGAGCACGATTGCTAAGTATGAAAGGGGCGAAAGATTCCCTACGATAGACGTGCTCATCATGCTGGCAGACCTTTTTGACACCTCTATTGACGAACTTGTCGGGCGAAAATAATTTTTTAGGGGTGGGACTCTCTGTACATTATTGCCCTCCAAACCCATGTTATGCTGAGTATGGGGGGAGCGTTTTTTCTCCACGACTCACTGCGAAATGACAGATGGATGCGGTGGGTGGCCGAGGAGCTCTCTTGGAGAAGAGCTTCTCGGCCTTTTTCATTGTTTACGAAAGGAATGCAGCGATGCTGAGATCATGCCCGTATTGTGGCCGGATTCATCCGAGAGGATACATCTGCCCTAAGAAGCCGAAGCAGGCGAAGCACCGCAACAGTAAGACGTCTGGATTCCGCAAGACGTATACCTGGCAGAAAAAGCGGGAACAGATCGTACGGCGTGACTTTCATCTTTGCAGAGTTTGCAATGAGGGAAGCTACGGTGTCTTCGGAGTGCCAGGGCTGGATCAGGAGTTGTCGGTGCATCACATTGAACCGCTGGAAGAGAGATTCGACCTGCGGCTTGATGATAGTAACCTTCTGACCTGCTGCAGCAGGCATCATCGCATGGCTGATGACGGGGAGATCCCGAGAGACTACCTCCACGAACTTGCGGAGGCATCCCCCCGGTGGGATTGAGATATCTCGGTGGATCCGTGTCAAGACCAACAGCAGCCCCCTGAACAGGATGAAGTTTAGAAATGGGAAATTGCCCGCGAGACGAGAGGAGGGTGGAAAGTGGCAAGACCGAGTAAGTCGGTTCGCGTGAAGACTGGCGCGATCGCCAGCGATGTCGAAGCAGTCCGTCAGGACGTGGAGGACAAGCTGCGAGGCGAGAACGTTCCACCCGAGCCGCCGGCAGATCTGACGGATGGACAGCGCGAGATTTTTCAATTTATCGTGAGCGGTCTGGTAGCAAGCGACATCCTCGGCCAGCTTGACGTCTTCGCTCTGGAGAGTACGGCCGTGGCCATTGACCGCCTGCGCTATATCAACGGCCTGATCGACGCTGATCCGGGACTCGTGATGCACACCGGCTTGCAGAATGCCCGTGCGAAATATCAGAGCGACCTATGGCGAGGCTGTAATGAACTGTGCCTCTCGCCCCAGGCCAGGGCCAAGATCGGCTCTCTGGCCGCGCAGAAACAGAAGAAGGAAAAGGACCCGCTGCTGGCGGCCCTGAGCGACGATGATTGACCAGAGCCGCGCCTATCAGTATGCCAAGTGGTGTACGCAGCGCAGCAATCGGAAGGTCGGTAAGTATGTAAAGCTCCAGGCGAAAAAGTGGCTGAAGATCGCGGACGGAAAGCATAAGGAAGCCTACATCAGTGAAAAGGCCTATCGGAAGATCTGCAAACTTCTAAAGCTGATGGTGCACCCGGATCTCCACTGCTCCATGTATGACGGCCTTGAAGATTATGCCTGGTTCCTGATCGTGGCCGTATTCTGTACGCGGCGGCGTGAGGACGACCGGCGCTTCTATCAGACCGCTATTCTTGAGATCGCCCGAAAGAACTTCAAGACCTTCAACTCCGCAATCATCTTCATTCTGGGGATGCTGACGGAGCCCCGCTTCTCCCGTTTCTTCTCTGTGGCGCCGGACTTCAAGCTGTCCTCGGAGCTGCGGCTGGCCGTGCGCAAGATCATCAAGGTCTCGCCGGCACTGACGAAGTATTTCAAGATCAACAGGGATCTGATCACCTGCCTGATCAACGAGATCGAATACACACCCCTCGCATATTCCAACGACGGCATGGACGGCCGTCTGGCAAATGTCTTCTTGGCGGACGAGGCCGGCGCGCTGGACAGCTATCCGGTGGAGGCCATGCGATCTTCTCAGATCACCCTCGTCAACAAGCTGGGCATTATCATTTCCACGCAGTACCCCAACGACAATAACGTGATGATCGATGAGATCGACATTGCGAAAAAAGTTCTGGATGAGGTGCTGGACAAAGAGAACGTCTTCGCGCTGCTCTATGAGCCAGATGACGCGCTCCGGAAAAAGTGGGAGACCGATGACCTGGTCATCTACCAGGCAAACCCTGTTGCGGTGAACAACAAAGAGGTCTTTGAGTCGATCAAGGATCTCCGGGCCATGGCCATTCTCTACGAAAACAAGCGGGAGAACTTCCTCTGTAAGCACTGCAACATCATGTACAAGGGCCTGGGCGTCGAGGGCTATGTGGACGTGCAGAAGGTCAAGCGCTGCCGGATCACTGAGGATCTGGCCTTCTGGCGGGGCCGCCGTGTTTGGGTAGGCTTCGACCTGTCCCAGACGGACGACAACACGTCCGTGGCCATGGTGACAGAGGCGGACGGGGTGATCCACGCCAAGGTGTGGGGTATCCTGCCGAAAGACCGCATCGAGGTCAAATCCAAGAAAGAGAATGTGGACTACAAGAAGCTGATTGCCTCCGGCAACTGCTTTGCCGAGGGTGAGGAGGTCATCGACTACGGCTTCGTGGAGCGGTGGATCCTGGGCATGGCCGAGAAGTACGGCGTGGAGGTCATGCAGATCGGCTATGACCGTTATAACGCCATCTCGACCGTGCAGAAACTGGAGGCCGCTGGCATGGAATGCGTGGAAGTGAAGCAGCACTCATCGGTGCTGCATCCGCCCACCAAGCTGCTCCGTGAGGCGATCCTGAAGAAGGAATTTGCCTACGACGAGAACCGACTGCTGGAGATCAACTTCCAGAATGCGCGGTGCACAGAGGATACGAACCTGAATAAATACGTGAACAAGAAGAGATCTGCCGGCAAGGTGGATATGGTCGTTTCCATCATCATTGCCGTATATCTGATGCAGCAGGCCATGCTGTTCGATAAATCGATGGACTGGGCAATCCAGACTTAACAGGAGGATACGCGCCGATGTGGCCATTCAAACGAAAAGAGAATAGGGCTGAAACCGCAGCGGTGGCCGGGGCTCCTACGATGGCGGATCTGATCCTGGCCATTATGCAGAGCGGGGGGTCGACCAGAGATAAGGCCATGCAGATCCCGACCATTTCCGGTTCCATTGACCTGATTGCCAATATCGTCGCCGCTACGCCGCTGGGCCTATACCGCGATGAGGGCGGAAAGGCCGTTGCCATCACCGATGATCCCCGTGTATTTCTGCTGAATGATGATACTGGCGACACGCTGAACGCAAACGAGTTCTGGCGGGCCATGATCCGGGACTACTATCTCGGCAAGGGCGGGTATGCCTACATCGATCGGAGCGACTTCGGAGAGTTCCGCAGCGTCCATTACATTGACGAGTCGAATATTTCCATCCTGAAGAACACAGATCCCATCTTCAAGGACTTCAATATCGCCGTCAACGGGGTTTCCTACTATCCGCACAACTTCCTGAAGATCCTCCGAAACACGAAGGACGGAGCCGAAGGGATGCCTATCACGAAGGAAAACAGCCAGCTGATCGAGTCCATGTACCTCACGCTGGTGCTGGAAAGTCACATGGCGGCCAGAGGCGGCAATAAGCGAGGGTTCCTGCAGGCCGAAAAGCGTTTGGAGCAGGGGCAGATCAACGATCTGCGCACAAAATTTCAAAGCATGTACTCCAACGCAGATAAAGAGCCCTTTGTTGTGCTGAACCAGGGACTCAGCTTCAAGGAAATCTCGGATACCGCCGTGGAAATGCAGCTCAATGAGAACAAGGAGACGAATGCGGTGGAGCTTGCGAAGCTGTTCCACGTCTCTCCGGAGGCCCTGAGCGGCAAATCCGGCGCGGATGTAGTAGAAGGCCTTGCAAAGATGGCTGCCATTCCGCTGATGACCGTCATTCAGTGCGCACTGAACCGGGACATGCTGCGGGAATCCGAAAAACACGCTGAACACCCGCTTTACTGGGCCTTTGACACCAAAGAACTTCTGAAGGGCGATATGAAGACGCGGTTTGACGCCTACAAGGTCGCCCTGGAGTCCAACTTCATGCAGATCGATGAGGTGCGCTATCAGGAAGACTTGGCGCCGCTGGGCCTGTCCTGGATCAGACTGGGGCTGCAGGATGTTCTGTACGATCCCAAAACCAAGCGGATCTATACACCCAATACCGGGCAGGTCTCTGTGATGGGCGAGCAGACGCTCAATCCCCCACAGGAGCCGCCCGTAAAACAGAAGGAGGAGCCTGACGCATGATGAATATTGAAGTCCGTGCGGACGGAGCACGGATCACCGGATATGTCAACGTGACAGAGAAGAAAAGCCGGCCGGTGATTACGCCGCGGGGCAAGGTGATCGAGGAGATCGAGCCCCGCGCCTTTGCGGAAGCGATCAGCCGCGCAGGAAACATTACTGTAACGGTGGACCACGACAAAAGCCATATCTATGCCAGCACGGATGACGGCACGGTAACGCTGAAAGAGGACGCTATCGGCCTTCACGCCGATGTCCTCATCAAGGATAAGGATCTGATCGAGCTTGCCAAAAAGGGGAAGATCCGCGGCTGGTCCTTCGGGATGTACAACGTCAAGGATTCCATGGAGGAACGTGCGGGTGATCTGCCGATCCGACACATCAAGGCGCTGGATCTGGATCATCTGACGCTCGTTGTGAAAAAAAGCCCGATCTACTCCGCAACTTCTGTGGAACTGCGCGCGGGCGAGGACATCGAACTGGAGACCAGAGCGTCTTTGGACGAGCCTACGCTGTCCGGCCCTGCTCTGCACACGCCGGCATTTGATAATTCTGAATTCAGGGGCCGCATCGCGGCGCTGAAATAATAAAAACGGAGGAATTGCTTACATGAAGAACCTGAAGAAGCTGATGGAGCGCCGCGAAGAACTGAAGCAGCAGCTTGCTGACCTGGTAGATGCGGCCGACCAGGAAGAGCGCGCCATGACCGAGGAAGAGACGCGGACCTTTGATGCCGCCGAGAAGGAGATCCAGGACATCGACGACACCCTTGCCCGCGAGGAGCGCGCCCGCAACATCCCTACCGTGCAGCAGCCCACCGAACAGCATGAGATGACGGTGGAGGAGCGCGCGGCCGCCGAGGAGAAGGCCTTTGCCGACTTCATTATGAACCGCGCGATGGAAAATCGTGCCGGTGAGATCCAGCTCACGCAGGGCAATAACGGCTCTATCGTGCCCACTACCATCGCCAACCGCATCATCAAGGCGGTGCGGGACATGGTCCCCTTCCTGCAGCTCGCTGATGTGGTCTATACCAACGGCAAGCTGTCTGTGCCTGTGTATGGCGAGGACGCCACCAATTACATCGATGCTGATTATGTGGACGAGGGCACTGAGCTGACCGACAACATCGGCAAGTTCACCACCATCGACCTGACCGGCTTCGTGATCGGCGCGCTGGCCCTGGTATCCAACAAGCTGAAGGACAACACGGACATCAATGTGGTGGACTTTGTTATCAACCAGGCGGCTGAAGCCATGGCCGAAAAGCTGGAGGGTGAGTTTGTCAACGGCACTTCCGGCAAGATCACCGGCATTCAGTCCGCAGCCAGCGGAGTGACCGCCGCGGCGGCCACTGCGGTCACCTATGATGAGCTGGTCAGCCTGAAGCACTCCCTAAAGCAGCGTTTCCGCGGTAAGGCCAGCTGGATCATGAACCCCGCCACCTATACCGCCATCTGCAAGCTGAAGGACAACAACGGCCAGCCTTACTTCAAGGAGGATGAGTATAAGATTCTGGGCCGCCCGGTCATCGAATCCGACTCCATGCCCATTATGGCCGCCGGCAAGAAGCCGATCATCTTCGGCGATTTGAGCGGCTACACCATCAAGGCGACCAAGAGTGTGGAAGTCCAGGTGTTGCGTGAGAAGCTCGCCACGAAGAACATGATCGGCGTGCTGGCCTTCGGTGAGTATGACGCCAAGATCACGGACTCCAAGAAGATCAGCTCCCTGACCATGGCTGCGTCCTAATCTTGGGAGGTGCAGCCATGAAAGTGACAGCAAACATCAGCTTCGCAGGGGCTGAGCTTGCCATGTTTCGGGGCGAGGCCCGCGATGTGCCTGAACACATCGCGGCCCCCCTGCTGAAATGCGGGTATCTGGAGGCCGCAGAGCCCCCCGCTGCGGCGAACACCCCGGAAATGACGAAGGATGAACTGATTGAGAAGGCGAAGAGCCTGGGCGTCGAAGTTAAATCCGGCTGGACGAAGGCGGAGATTGCCGCCGCGATCGCCGCTGCGGCGGAGGCCTGAGTATGAGACCATGTGATCTGACGGCGGCAGATATTGCCTTCTTTTCAAGAAAAATCATAGAGCCGGAAGAGTATGGCGCGCTATCCCCCATGGAGCAGTTGGAGTGCGAAGGCGCCTTGTCTGCAGCGAAGGCTGCGGCGGGCGCTTATACCGGGCTCGATATGGAGAAGACCGAGTTGGAGGATCTCGCCTATGCGGTGAAGGTCATGGCGGCGGAGATGATCGACAACCGTCAGATCACGGCTCAATACACGGGCAAAAACCCGATGGTCATGCAGATCCTGGACCTGCATAGCACAAATCTTCTGCCCAGCGAGGGGTGAGCGAGATGTATGAGCAGCTTTCTTCCGCACTGACCGAGAAGATCGAGATCTTGACGCTGGTGTTGGACGATGAGACCGGAAACTTGGCGTGGGCACCGTCCGGAACCTGTTGGGCCTCGGTAATGGTAGACACCTATCGCAACCTGTTTTCGGCAATAGGCGTCGGCACCCGCAGTGCTACAGTCATTATTCGCCCGCATCTGCGGCTGACATTGCATCAGGCCATCCGCTGGCGCGGGGAGTTTCTGCATTTGACCTCCATCCTGCTGAACCGCGAACAGGATCAGCAGGAGGTCAAGGCGGCCGTATGCGAGCCGGTGACACTGACGGCGCGGCCGCAGAACCGGACGGGACGCGACACCTATAATCGTCCGGTCGCCGTGAGCGTTCCGAGCTTCACATTCCCCGGCATCCTGACGGAGAAATACTTCCGCAATGAAGCGGACGACGTCTACCGCGCGGAGGTGCAGCAGCGCGTGCTGGTGACTCCGAAGGTCATTGTGCTGCGTGCCGGAGATCTGGTGCAGAAGGGGAACGAAACGCCATACACCGTGCGGCAGGTGCTCGACCTTGACCCGTACAAGAACGAGTACGTTGTTGAGCGCAGCTGGGAGGCATAAATGCAGAGTGTTGAGATCAGCGGGCTGAAAGAGATCCAGAAAAGGCTGGAGGGCTATCCGGAGGCCATGAA